GAGAGGGAATTGTGTTTCTGCCCGGTTGAAGTTGTATTCTTCAAATATTATTGGTTTCATTTGCTTCTCCTCATGTTTGTGTACTGACATATTAGTTAATGATTACACCCATGTCACTATTTATTTGCAAATTATTTTGCATTAGTATATGATGGGTACAAATCACTAAGGAGATCCACATGGATATTAACAAATCGTTAGACTTTTACATGACTACCCACCGCATGACCCAGGCTGATATAGCTAGAGAGGGTGGACTATCCCCTGCTACTGTCAGTTTGATTAGAAACAACCATCGTGATCCAAGCTGTGCCACTCTAGTAGCATTGTCCGATCTATTCCAAGTACCAGTCAGCGAGTTTATCAGGGCAGGAGAGCATTAAAACGCATACAAAGGGGAAAAAAATGAATGTTTTAAGTTTGTTTGATGGCATGAGCTGCGGAAGAATCGCACTCGAAAGAGCGGGGATCGAGGTTGGCAAATACTTTGCATCTGAGATAGATAAACACGCCATCCAAGTAGCTAAACAAAATTATCCAGACACCATCCATTTAGGAGATGTACAAGATATTATGTACCCTGAATCATTAGATGGTATTAAGATTGATTTAATCATGGGTGGCTCACCTTGTCAGGGGTTCAGCTATGCAGGTAAAAGACTTAACTTCGATGACCCAAGATCAAAACTATTTTTTGAATACGCTCGACTAGTTAAAGAGTGTAATCCTAAATACTTTCTTTTAGAAAATGTAAAAATGAAGCAAGAATCACAAGATGTTATTAGTGAGATTTTAGGTGTTAATCCAATATTAATTAACAGTGATCTTTTTGTACAACAAAATAGAGAAAGACTTTATTGGACAAATATACCTTTAGAGTCTTTGCCAGAAAGACCAGATTGGTCAGGTAACTTTTATCAATGGAGAAGAACATATTTTAGAGAGAATAAGTCTGGCGTTAGCCCATGCTTGACAGCTAATATGGGTACAGGTGGTCATAATGTGCCTTTAAAATCAAAAGACTTAAAAGATAAATTAACACCTACAGACTGTGAAACGCTACAGTCAATTCCAAAAAATTATACTGACGGTGTATCGAACACGCAAAGATATAAAATGATAGGCAATGGATGGACTGTAGATGTGATTTCGCATATTTTCAAAGGATTACAACAAGGAGCGGCAAATGAATAAGAAAGGTTACTACGCAATCATCCCTGCTAACGTCAGATACGATGAGAGTCTAACACCTAACGCCAAACTTTTATATGGTGAGATCACTGCACTTTGCAATGAGAAAGGATATTGTTGGGCAACTAACGGATACTTTGCAGAACTATATAACGTCAGCAAGGTATCTATCAGTAAATGGATAGGTAGCCTTAAAGACGCAGGCTACGTCAGCATTGAGCTAGAGCAGGATGGGGGTACTAAACAAATCTTAAATAGGTATATAAGATTAGTTAATGACCCTATTAAAGAAAAGTTAAATACCCCACAAAGAAAAGTTAATGGGGGTATTAAAGAAAAGTTTAAGGATAATAATACAGTTAATACTACATCTAATATTACAGTTAATAATATAGATCATTTTGAATCATTCTGGACTGTTTACCCAAGAAAGGTTGGCAAGGCACAAGCCAGGAAAGCATGGGATAAACTCAAACTAAATGACGATACTGTAAAGATGATAGCTGAGAACATTGCATTGAGGATTAAACATGGCGAGTGGAGTGATGCTAACAAAACATTCATTCCTCATGCGTCAACCTATCTAAACAATGCAAGGTGGGAAGATGAAGTTGAACAAAAGGTAGTTACACAAATCAAACAGCCCGCACAAATCAAGAAGCGCGATATTGAAGTAGCGTTGACTGATAGATCATGGGCTAACTAGGATTAACTGGGGGAGTTATGAGAGTTGTATCGTGGTTTAGCTGTGGGGCGGCAAGCGCATTCGCCACATACCTAGCCAAAGAAAAGTACAAGGAAGAAAAGTTTGAAGCAGTTTACTGTCGAGTTGCAGAGGAGCATGAGGATAACCTTAGATTTCTTAATGAATACGCAGACAAATGCGAACTGCCAGTAAAGATTATTGGCGATGAGCGAAAAGACTTCTCTATCTACAAGGTGTTTAGAGATAGAAAGTTCATAAAAGGTCAGACTGGTGCGCCTTGCACTATGATTTTAAAGAAAAATGTAAGAAAGGACTACCAACAGCCAACTGATATACAGGTATTTGGATACACAGTAGAAGAAGAGTCTAGGGCAAATAGATTCATAGATTCTAATAATGATGTTGACGTTGACTTTATACTCATGGAGCAAGGGTATACCAAGCAAGATTGCATTGAGTTTGTGAAGGATATGAAGATAGAAATACCTGCAATGTATAAACTTGGATACAATAACAACAACTGCATAGGATGTGTTAAAGGTGGCATGGGTTACTGGAACAAGATACGCAAAGATTTCCCAGATGCTTTTGATAGAATGGCTAACTTAGAGAGAGAGATAGGACACGCTATCAACAAAGATAAGATTGGTGCAGTTTTTTTAGATGAGCTAGATCCAAATAGGGGAAGGTTCAAAGATGATATGCCTGCTGATTGCGGGTTCACATGCGAATGGCAACAAGCCAAACTTTTTTAGGAGAAGACAATGACACAAGTAGAGAGAGTATTAAAATATTTAGAAGATGGTAAGAAGCTAACCTGCCTGAATGCTTTTGAAGAACTAGGCATTACACAAGTGGCGGCTAGAATCTTTGAGTTAAAAGAGAAAGGTCATGACATAAAGACTAATCGCAGAAAGGTATACAATCGCTACGATGAGATATGCACTGTAGCTGAATACTACATGGAGAAGAAATATGTCTAGCTATCAGAAAGCAAAAAAGCATGGCGGCATAAAAGGCTATAAGTATGTAGGCACTGAGAGTGATAAGTTTGTTACTGGTAACTACTACACTTATGAAGATATGAGTGAGCTTACAGGGCTGAGTGAGCATACACTTAGGTCTCGCATGGTGAAGAACAAGCTAAAGGAGAATGGCGAGAAAGTGATCACTGACTTACAGCTTATGCCAAAGAGAAAGCCATTTACTAATCTTGATGGGACTAAATCAGGTTATGTTCATGGTCAGGACAATATCAAGAGATGTGAGACACAATCAGAAATTATGATGAATAAATATTTGAGGTTAGCGTTATGAATGGTGCCGCTTGGACTGTCAACTGTCCCAAGAAACTCACAATGTATAAAGAATTTGTCGAGCAAATGTATGAGAAGCATAAGTACATTACGTTTGAATACAAGCTAGGTAAGCCTAGAAGTATTAAGCAAAACAATGCTATGTGGGTATTCTGTAAGGAGATAGCCAAGCGGTGCAATGATGCAGGGTTTCCTTGCATGATAAGCAGTCCTGTTCTAACAAAAGATATTGAAGCACCGTGGACTGACCGCAGTGTAATGGACTTGATATGGATGACAGTACAGCGCGCTATGTATCCTGAGAAGGATGAAAGTAGTAGGCAGTTATCAACAGATGAAGTATCGTTAGTAGCTGAAACAATAACAAGACACTTAGCAGAGAAGTACAAACTTTATGTTACATTCCCTACAAAGGATTTTAAGAATGGCAATAAAACGTGATGCGGCAGACAAGTGGTTTAGTGATGTAGTTAGGAAGAAAGCAGGTCATGTGTGTGAAAGCTGTGGAAAAGTAGAAGGCAGGATGGAGTGCGCTCACATCTATGGAAGGGCGGCTAAGTCAGTTAGGTGGTCAATGGACAATGCAGTATGTCTGTGTCATTACTGTCACATGCAGTTCACTGCTAACCCACTGGAGTTTACAGCGTGGTTGGAAGAGACTTTAGGCGAGGGACACATGGATATGCTGAGAGAGAAGTGGCAAGTCCTGATGAAGACCAACAAGCAGTTAAGAAAAGAAATAGCAAAACATTACAGGGAAGAATTTAAGAAGATGGATCAAGATGAAAACTATGAACCAGTAAGTTATAACTGAGGTGTGCTATGGAAGATGAGATATTAGGAATCATGTTTGACAAGATAGACCAGTATGGATTAACTGATATACGCGAAGAGTTAATCAACGTATTAACTGCGGCTGTGTACCGCAATGCAAGTGGTTATGCGAGAAAGCAGATAATAGACCTGTGGGATAAAGTTGAAGAATCTGTCGCAGAACACATGGAGCCACCCACGGAAGAACAATTAAGTCTTGAACATCCTGAGATGTTTGATATAGAATAGAAATACATATCCCCTAGTATGTGTAGTATGTCCACTTTGCCCCATGTATTTGGGGCTTTTTTTTGGTATAATAGGGCAATGTCTAAGTCCCTATTAAAACGTATTGGCGTATCAGGTTATAACAAACCTAAGCGCACTCCCAAACACCCAACCAAGTCCCATGTGGTCGTGGCGAAAGAGGGTGACAAAGTAAAGACTATAAGGTTTGGACAGCAAGGTGTTCGTGGTGCAGGAAAGAAGCCAATGACCGCTAAAGATAAGGCTAGACGCAAATCATTCAAAGCTCGCCATGCTAAAAACATCGCTAAAGGTAAGATGTCTGCGGCATATTGGGCAAACAAAGTTAAATGGTAGGAGATAAACATGCCATACGGTAAAGGTACATACGGTTCTAAGGTGGGAAGACCGCCCAAGAAAAAGAAGAAGTCATTACTAGGAATGGGCAATGGCAGTAAACGCGGCAGGTAATTATACCAAGCCAACCATGCGTAAGAACCTGTTTAACAGAATCAAAGCAGGCGGCAAGGGTGGTAGAGCAGGACAATGGTCAGCGCGTAAGGCGCAGATGCTTGCTCGTATGTACAAAGCTAAGGGCGGTGGGTACAAGTAATGCTTGCTAAATCACAGCGAAGCCTAAAACAGTGGACTAAACAGGACTGGGGAACTAAATCAGGGAAGCCTAGCACTCAGGGTTCAAAGGCTACAGGGGAAAGATACCTGCCTAGAAAAGCAAGACAGGCACTCAGCCCTCAAGAGTATGCCGCCACATCCGCAAAAAAAAGAAGAGATACTGCCGCAGGTAAACAGTACAGCTCTCAACCTAAGAAGATTAAAAAGAAAACTAGACGTAAGTCTTTACTAGCCTAGTATTGCCAGACCACTGGTGTAGTTTCTCGGATGTCCACATGGATGAATGTCTTAGCAACACCTACTCCAGTAAACCCTAGACGCATAGCCTCACTAACAATCTTGTATCTCTCTGCACCATTAGCTACAGCTATGTCTGCCGCTATACCCTGTGCGTGTGTTCCGGGCTTAGATTTACGAGCCTCGATAGGATGTGATGGGTCTCTATAACCAGAAGTAATGTTAAAGCTAAACCCACATGCTTCACGCAACTCATCTAGCTTGTGGATGAACTCTTCTTTCATCTCATTGTTGCCAGTACACTGACAGTCAAACTCACTCAGCTTAAAATACTTAAACATTATTCACCTCGATACGGATTTGATAGGTAGTCCATGCCTTGCCAGATACTATCTATTTCTTTATCAATCTTATCTAGCCTACCCTGTATCTTATCACTATTCTCTGTGGCTATCTTAGCTTTTTCTACAGTTACCTGCATCTCTGTGACTAGCTTCTCAACATCGACTACTCTTTCCTGCAAAGCTATCAACTCTTTCTGACGCTCCATGATAGTCTCTAGGTTACTTCCTAAACCTACTAACTGCTCTTGCATCTCTGATGTATCAGGTATCTGTATAGCCTCTACAGTCTCTAGCCTTGAATACAAACTACTGGCTGTCCATACAGTACCCCCTATCGAAGTACCTATCGTCAGCACTATGGCAATCCACACACCTTTAAGTTTGGTGCCACCTATATTAACTTCTGTATCAGCAAGCACTAGTATTCCTCACAGTAAAAACAATTGTCAGCAGTTGGTCCAGTCTGATAGAACTCACCCTCTTGACCCGCACCTAAGACATCAGCCGCACTTACAAATGCACCTTCTAAGCTGTACATCATAACCACGTTAGTCGTATGGAAAGATAAAGAAGCATAACCAGTAGATGAATCAAATGACGCATTATAAGCATTCATAAAGTCATCACCCATCATATCTACTTCTGCCTGCATATCTTGCACTAAGCCTTCATCATTCTGCACTGCCACGAATGCGGCAAAGGTCTGAGCCGTCTCTTCTACTGCATCGAGGGAATCATTGTAGGCATCAACATGAGTGTCAGTAATCTCAACATCATTGTTAGCAATAAACGACTGTATCTCTTGTGCCTGTACAGCATCACCACTCTCTTCTGTTTCTACTGCCATGTCATTAACAACAACAGCTTTGATCAATACCTCTGACGCGCCCACAAATGCGCTTACAGCCGTGTTAAGTTCCATCTTAGCCTGATCTACCTGTTCGCCTACAAACTCGTTAGCGGTCATTGTATAGACTGCTTGCGTTGTCATTTGTAAAGCATCATTGTAGGCTTGAGCTTGCTCATAAGTTAGCTTGCTATCATCCACCACACTGTCAGGTGCAATTAACCCCTGATCAGATAATGTTTGTAATGCAGATACTCTCTGTATGCCTAAGTCAAACGTGTCAACAATGCTTTGACTGGTATCAACTAAGTTAGATACATTAATGCTGTGGGCGGAAACGCTCAGACACGCTAAGATTGTCGCTAGTATCTTCTTCATCTATTGTTACCCCTATTCCTAGTAGTTGGTTGTAGTGTGTTTCTTTGTCTTCATAGTCAGGAATAAATAATGTCGGGTTATTCTTCATGGCTATAAAGGCATTCTTACCAAAGACCATGCGACCATTGACTAATATGGGGCATGGTGTTCCTGCGATAAACATGGCTGTCCAGTTATTATTGTTTTGGCACATACGGCTTACTGCCGCGATAGACATACCCATGTCCTTTAAAACTTTGCTGTCCTTCCTTCTGTTACACTCTTCATCTTGCACATAACGCCCACCATTGATGCCTAATACATCTATTTGCATACCACCACTGGCAGATCGTAAACAAGTATCTTGCCCTGATGACATAAGAGATGGAGATATAGCAGTGTTTACTGGGTTAGGCTTCCCTGCCCCTGCCCCTACGTTCTGAGTTGTGGTGCTTGTCGTAACATTGTTACTATTAACTGTAGAGTCTTGTGTGTTGTTGTTCAAATCACCGTTCTGTTGGCTGTCTGACGCATACACTGACACAGAAAATAACAGTAACAGCAGTCTCACTTACGCAAACTCATTAGCTTAGATACACCCTTGATACCGAACGAACTAGAGATAGCAATGAATAGTAGATACTGATACCACTCAGGTAAGTTAGACAAGGCAACAAAGCCATCTTCTACCCTATCAATTACTGATGGGTCATTCACTACTATTGCGTAACCAATCATAAAGATAGGCACAGCTAATACAAGTGTCCAGAACTCATCCTTCCATGAGTTAGCAGAAGCATCTACAGCTTTAGATTCCCAGTCACCATCACTCTGTATGACTTTCATTTTAGCCTCATGCTTGGCTTGCTTTTCTTCTGCTTTATTCTTTAGGTATCCACCTGCAATGTTAGCAATAGGACCTACTAATGATTGCCACATATTACACTCCAAGCACTCTCATCATGCCGCCTAAACCAAGAGACTCACCTACTATCACAAGCCCAACACCAAGTGCTAACCACTTAATCTGAAGTAATGATTTGTTAATATTGTGTAACTCATCTCTTAGTTCAGATGTTTGATTATGCAATCTTGTTAGTTGATTAGAGTGATTATCTACACGCCATTCTAGCTTGCTAACTCTTGGCTCTAAGTTTGACATTATTTTTCCTCAAGGCTTTCTTTAATAGAATTGGCATACGCGCTTATAAGAATGTTGAGTTCCTGTGCGCGCATTTGTAAATGATTTAGTTCAGCTTGCAGTGCATTAACACGCTCCACCTGCACAAGTTGTGCATCATCTAAATCTTCTTCTGTATAAGTTTTGTCGTCAATAGTAATCATTACCACGGAGTTCCTGTAACTATTGATGGTGATGCTTGTTCAGCTAGGTCAGCATCTAGTGATGCTTCAAGAGCCTCAGTGTCCACAGCCTCTTGTACCCATGCTATTACATTAGCTTCTGTAAGGTCAGCATAAGCTACATAGCCTTCAGCAGATGAGTCTGGGGTAAAGCTAACCGTACCATACGAAGATGCTACGTTCTCGCCTTGCGCCTTATTCACCTGCCAGTGAGCTACAACTACACCGTCATCTGAGTTTCTTTCTAAGGTTGAAATGTTAAAGTTCATTTAATTATTCTCCAGTTCTGCAACTCTGTTGCGTAGTGATTGTATCTCTTTAATTAAGGTTGGTACGAGTTTACTATAATCAACACCCATCATGTCATCTGCTGTTTCTCCTTCAGATACAGCTTCAGGTGCTACAGACTGTAACTCTTGTGCGATAACACCAAAGTCTTCATGCTCTCCACTTCCTTTCCAGTCAAACTGTCTGATTCTAATAGCATCAATTTTACTACCTGCATCCCCTGCATCTTGGATGTTTTCTTTAAGTCTTTCATCAGATGTGGATACATATTGTGTTGAACTACCATGTGTGCGTATTCTTCCTGCTTCGCCATTAGAATTATTTGTGAAGCTAATCATGGTTGCATAGGTTGTACTAGATGAACTATAAACGTGCTTAATTGTTAATCCTATACCGCCATAAAGTCCTGCACTTGCAATAGTGTTATTATTGCTTGTTGCAATAAATCTGTTGCCTTGAACGCCCCCATTTACATGAAGTCTTTGTGATGGATTAGTAGTGCCAATACCTACTTTGCCTGATGAGGTAATACGCATTCTTTCTACGCCACCCTCAGAAAATGCTATGGTGTCAGCCGCAGGGCTAAACATACCTGTATTTGTGTCATCACCAAATGTGTATGAAGGTGCAGAGGCAGAGCCGTCACCTGCATTGACAACGCCAGAAAAGGTTATATCTCCACTAACGTCTAATGCTGTAGCAGGATCACTAGTACCTATACCTACTTTGCCGCTAGAGTCTATACGCATACGCTCTGCGTTAGCAGTCTTTAGAGCAATAGTATCTATTGACTGTATACGCATACCATTAGAATCGTCATAAGACACAAAAGCATTGTTTGTATTACCTTCTGATAATCTTATAGCACCACCATTTGTGTTGTCATTAATGTGCAGTGTTTTTGACGAGCCTACATTATCAGGACTAGTAGTACCTATACCTACGTTGCCTGATGAGTCAATACGTAGGCGCTCAGAGCCACCTGCCTGAAAACTCATGCCATCGCCAACCGAACCTAAAGTAACCTTATAGTCTGCTGTCGTTGAAGCATCTTGGAACTCCATGTGCGACTTAGTAGTCCCAGAGCCACCCACAACTCGAACAGGTAAGTTATCACCAGAGCCACCTTGAACTGTTAGCTTTCTTGCAGGACTATCAGTGCCAATACCCACGCTGCCTGAGTTATAGTAAATATCAGAGTTATTAGCAGACCAAAGCGATGAACCACCGCCACCTGCAATAGTGGTTGTTAATGTAGACCCATCCTGTTGTGTAAGCGTAAGGGTATTGTTACTGTAACTAACTGAATTTATCTTATCATTGTAGGCATTGTCCCAGTTACTTGAATTGTAGCCTGTAGCAGTAATTGTGCCTGTTACACTAATACCACCGCTAGTAGTTGCCAACTTAACGCTATTATTATGGTATAGGCTGACAGCACCACCATTAGTGGCAGTAATGTAGTTTACTGTAGGTGAAGCTCTAAGATTAAGGTTTGCGGCATCAATACTTAAATCACCTGTCCCACCCTCAATAATAAAACTTTCAGTGCCAGTAGTTCCCATTACTAACTGTGAGCCGTTAAATGCTATTGCTTTGTTTTGGTCAACTAACAAACCTTCAATAAATCTTGTTGTTCCTGTAACATTTCCGCCAGATAGTTTTAAGTAACGCCCATCAAGACTAGTAGTTATTGTGCCGCCATCTCTTTGCGTAAGAGTGTAATTACCACCACTAAATGATGCAGACGTTATTGTGTCGTTATATGCTGAATCCCAATTAGACTGATTATTGCTTGTAGCTTCAGGATCACCAGTAGTAGCGTTAAATGCTAACAGCTTGCCTTTACGAGCATCCTTTAATGGCAACTCCATGCTAGACGTAGTTACATCATCATCCTGCAATCTAAGGCTACGATTGACTGCTGTCTGCTGTTGGTTAGTAGCAAGCCATAGACGGTCAAAATCATTGTTTACATCTGCGGCTAAGAATGCACCACTAGGCTGATAGTTGGTATCTCTATCTAAATCCATTGCCATAACAATGTTAATTATTGCGTTTTCTGGTGGCGGTATACTAGCACCATTTGCGTCTACCAAAGTAAACGTAACAGTGCCGCCAGTAGCATTGCCTATATCATCTATAGTGTAGTGTGTATTTAAGGTTTGCTTGACACCATTGAGGTATACATCAACATCAGACGCTTCGTGTATCTGAAACGTATACTCATAGTCAACTTGATTTGCACTTGTTGAACCTGCTATGTAATCGTTTCTAGTTGTATTTGCTGTAACTGTCATAGTATCCTCTATTCAGATAATTGCTCTATATTTTGTAATGGTGATTGCCCGCGCTCCCACCACTGGTCTTGTCCATATTCCTTTTTGCGTCTACGTGATATGCTTCTTAATTGCTTTTGATATTGCGGATCAACTTCAGTGCGTAGCGCATCAAATATTGAATCTTGTATAAGTTGTGTTTGCCACGGAGCAGGCACTAAATCTTCTACAAATTTAACACTTTCCCCTAATATATTAGTTTCATTTCCAGATATAGCCTGCCACACATTTCCCGCAGTCAAAGATACTAGCTTTTCTGCTCTTGCGGCTTGCAATCCTAATAATGCTTCGCGCATAGATGCACCATACTGTGTATGATTCACTAATAACATATCAGTAACTAAACTACCTGAGCCGCCTTTTACAAAAGCATCAAACAGAAATCTGCCATCAACTTCTCTTGGCGTTCTTCCTTTGCCCATGTCAGTTACTTGTAGTGACAACCCGCCCATTAAGGTTGAGCCTAAAACAAAAGCACCGCCATACGCAACCTTACCTTTTGCGCTTGCTTGAGCCATAGTCCTGTTATATTGATTCATTGCTACAGTTATAGGAAATGACTTAATTTGCATTACACTACGTACAGCCTGCCCGCCTACCGTTGCTCTTTGTAAACCGCCTGTAGTAATTGCCTGCGTTCTAGCATCAAGCATGGGTGTTGCATACTCCATTTCTTTTAAAACCATAGCATGAAATTTCATGCTTTTATCAGCAGTTAAATCAGCAAATGTAGCATTTCTAAACTTGATTGTTTTAGTTGCTCTTAAACTATCCCAGTCTTCTTTTGTAATACCATTTCTAACTAAAACTTCTTTAAAGTCTAGCTCATCAAATCCTTTTTTAAAGCTGTCAGACAGCATGCCTGCAAACTCCATTGCAAAGCCTTTTTGCATAGATTGCGACAAATTAGTCAGCCCTGTGAATCTTAAAACAAAATCAGCCGCTTTTGCTGTATATCCAGTGCCATAGGTATCTGTAAACCTGTTTGTATTGTGCGCCCTGCCCATCATTGTATCTATTATTACGCCGCTTCTGGTGAGAAAGTCGCGATACTCTTTTCCTTTCTTTCCGTTAACAACTTGTGAAGCATATATGTCTAGCTGTCTAAAAAAAGTTTTTACTATTGGCATCTTGTTATAATGAGATGCTAACGCCGATGTAGCTACATCAGTGAAAGATGCAAAAAATGCCCAACCTAAATTAGCCGCAACTTCTACGTTTCTATGTGCTTGGAGAGCATCAGCCGTAGTGGTCATGTGACCGCCATTTATTTCACCGCTAACAACTTTATACACAGAATTATAATAGCCAATATTTTTGAATTTTTTACCTTGTCTAGCAGACTGAGCTATTGCGTAATTTTTTAAAGACTCATACATATTTTTAGGATTTGTGCCTAAAATTTCTACAAGCGCAATATCAGATGATTTAGTTTGTATGTAATCTGTAATGGTAGACAATACATCGCCTTTACCAAATTTATTCTGATACTCTAGCCAAGCATCACCATCTTTAAAATATAAAAATCTTTTTTCACTATCTTTGCGTGTTAGTTTTGTTGCTAACCTTTTAGGCGTTGGCAACCCTTGCGCTTTGTTTACACCACCAGTAACAATTGTTTGATAAACATACCTCAATGCTCCATCTAAATCGTCACCTTGTAAGGGCTTTCCTAGATCGTCAAGCATTTTAGTTGTATCTAATAAGGGTTTTATATAACTCACCCAACCGTCTTCAGTGGCTTTTTCTATTAAACGACCATCATGTGCCTGCGGAAATACCCAGTCTTCGTTCTTAGAAATGTTGCCACCAACCTCATTAAACTTGACGCGCATAGCTTCAGAAACATCTAGCCATGCTTTTGCTAATCCATTTATAGTTGCATCAGAAGATTGTTTGCCATGTGCCGCTCGCACAAACTCTGCTATGCCATCTGAATCCTGCGTTAACCCAAATGTTTTGGTTCTAAAGCGCTCAAGACCGTCAGACCACATTGCCGCAAATCTTTGCGTATAAACTTTTTGCAAATAGTCAACATTAAATGATTTAGCTTTTTCTGTAACATCTTTAGATAGCAAAGATACTAAGCCAGCCCCTAAACCTTTTGGGTGCTGATTAATATACTCAATATTCTGTGAAAGACGTATTGCGTCAATTACTTTTTCGCGTTTTTGCTGTGATAGCTCACCTGCAATATTTTTTATAACGTCAACAGGATTTTCTGAATCAAGTATTTTATCGCCCATCTTTTTAGATATGCGATTTTCTTTAACAGCAAGGTTAATACAATAATCAAAACTAGCCACGGGTACACCTCATTATTGACTCTAATCCTTCAAGCTCATCATCTATGTCTTTTATTATTTGTTTTGCATCAACAAGCGTTTGCTTGCCATCATCAGCAACCTTTATAGCTAAAGGTTCGTCTATAGAATTATAAACTGCCATTTCGTGATCAAACCGTTGGCTAAATCCTGCATCTTCTAAAGCCTGTGCTTGCAAAGATGTAGTTTGCGCTTTTGGCGCAGGGGGCAAAGGCAACTCTTTTAGCTCATCGAGTGTTACTGTGCGCTTATCAAACTCACGAGCTAACTTAGAATTGTTTGCAATAATTTCAATATCTTTATCTATATTAGTTTTGAATATATCATTAAAAGCATCTTCTGCGTTTTCAGCAGTTTCGAGTTTATTTTTTAATTGTACTAAATCATCGCGCATTTTAGGATCAGTAGCTTCTGCAATAGATTTATTTAGGTCTTTAATTGCAACAACCCTAGCTTCATCAATACTTTTTATCGTTCCTTTTGCATACGCTTCAAACGCCTTTAAAGCTACTTCTTCTGCTCTGAACCCTTTTTGCAATCTTAAATTTTCAGCAAATAACTCAATAGCAAACACAGCTTTTTCTTCTGCTGTTGTACTTTTAGTGATCCAATCATCAAGCTCTTTTTGCGCTCTTTGCGGCAATATGCCTTGCTCTATGCGGCTGAGGTCTGCTTTTGCCAAACCTGCTTGTTGATCTTTTTTTAATTGTGTTTCTAGTCTATTTATTTGAGATTTTATATCTCTAATTCTATCTGCGCGTTTTACTTCTGCATTACGTTTTAATTTAGCCGCTTTACGCTTTTTACCTTTACCCACCTCTGGCACATATAACGGCTCAGATTCTAAATCCTCTAGAGACTTGCGTAAATTTACAAGGCTTTCATTAATTTTTTTGCGCTCACCTCTAGTAATGCCTTCGCCTGCAAGAGCAACTAATTTTTCTTTTTGCTCTGTCAAAATCTTTTGTTTTGTAGCTTCTATATTTTTTAAAGTAGGTATCCCTACTGAATTGCCCTGTACTGTAGGGGAAGTATACTTATAAGGAGCCTGTGGAAATAAATCTGTTTTAATATATTCTGCAGATTTTTCTGCTGTTTTAGATAAATAACCTGATACGCCTTGTATGCCGCCACCTAAAACACCTGCTGTAAGAGATACGATACCTATTACACGTAATGCGTCTTCAACTTCATACGGAGAACCAATAGTTTGTTTGTGGCTGTAAACTAATGGTTGTATAGCGGATTCAGAGGCAACTGCAATGCCCGCGCTATTTCTTGCTCCAACTAACACACGACTTAACGTGCTTAAACTTTTTGCCGTAGTTCCTACGCCACCAAAAGGTAAAGTGGCTATATTAATAGGGTCTACAATATATGAACCTGCCATGCCTAAAAATTGTGCAAATCCGTTGCCCCTTTCCATAATGTCTTTATTGCGGTTTCTGCGCTGTTCTAAAAATTGATTACGCTCGTCAAATATTTCTCTATCTGATTTTACAAGCCCAGTATCTTCCGCCAATCTATCATAGTTAAATTCACCATACATATTTGTATAAGCAGATAAATCCATACCGTCTTCTTTAGCTTTTAATACTGTTTCGCGCCTGTCATAATAGGATTGATTATTAAAGCTAGCAGATATAGATCGCTCTTCATCGCGCACGTATTGATATGCGGCACTATTTGTTTCACCGAATGTTGGGTTATCACCTACGTCAAACTGCATAGGTTGCAAATTTTGCAATAACTGTCTATTACCTTTTTCAGATAAAATTGGCATTACAGAGCTACACCTATTTCAGTTTCTTTGAACTCTTGCAATCGTTTAATTGACTCTGCTCTTGCGGCTTGTTTTTTTGATGCTTCTTCTTGTTGAAATTCAAATCTTGCTTGCGATACAAAAGGATCAATATTAAAATAAACAGGGTTGCCATTAATCTCATGTACAGCAACTTTATCGCCCAATCTTGCAATATATTGCCCGCCTGCTACTTGCTGCATACGCACATCGCCACTTTGAAAAAATCTTAAAACTTGTTTTTGTCTGCTTTCTGTATCGTTAGGCATAATATTTGCTATTGTATTCAAAGTGATATTATCCCAATAATCTTCAAATTGATCTTCAGTAACATCTGTAGGTAGTATCGTTTTATAGCCATTGTAATCAATAACTTCACCAATAACAGACTTGATCGCTTCTGATGTCTTTTTAGTACTTATAAGTCTAGTCCCTTGCGGTACTGTACTAGCATAAAAAGCTACGGCGGCATCATACAAGTCTGCCTCGTCTTGATATGGTACTGTTCCTTCACCTATATAATTATAAAAATATGTTTCAAAAGTTTTTGTAAAGTCCTCGCCAGATACTTGGGCAGGGTCAGCTTTAATTGCTTCTAATCCATCAAATATTTTTTGACTGACATTTTTGTTAGGATGTGATCCCGCTTGTGCATACACTCCTTGATTTTTGTCTGACAACAATCCCCAGATATATGAATCAGCTCCATATACTTGCGCTAAATTAGACTGCTCATTAGCTGTCATTAAAGCAAAGCCCTGAATAAATACATCTGCTTCACTAGATGTTAGTATAGGAAAGTTTTTTTGCCCATTCGTGTAATGCTGTGAAGCTAATTTAGCATTTGCTTTTCTTTGCTCTAATGTTTCTTTTGTTGGATTTAATACATTAAAGTCACTTCTAACCACACCGCTAGATTTTTGTGTAAACGCATATCCCATTGGGTCTTGCAATAAAGCAGTATTAAGTTGGGTTTCAGCTTGTATTATTTTTGCTAAAACTTCAGCACCTTGTACGCCTAAATTCTTAGCCTGTTCTCGCAGTTTTATTCTTTCATTAAAACTACTTTGCTTGTATTCATGTATTTGAACAGCATCTTCTAAATTCTTTTTAGCGTCTGTGCCTTCATATATTGCAAGAGCTTTTTCTAAATCTTCTTCATTATAATCTTGACCCATAGCAACTTGCGCGGTAACGCCATCAGCAAATTCTCTTTCTGCTTGTTTATCAACAATTTTTGCATTTTCAATTACAGACTTTTTAACATTAATACGTTTTCTAGTATTTTCTAAATACTTTCCCCATTCATCTGCTGAATAGTTTGATGGTATTTTATCTTCTAAATCCAATAAATCTTTATATGCTTGTGATACATTTGTTTCTGCTGTGTCTAATAATTTTTTTGTTCTTGCAGTTTCATCTCTTTTTTTATTTAAGTTTGTTACAGCTTGCTCATAATCATACGACTCATCGACTTCTGCTAAAGCTTTTATAGACTCTATTGTGCTATTGTATTCTACAGTTGCGTCTTCACCTTTAACAATGAGCCTAGTCATTTCAGCTACACCATCATTGATGTTGCCTTTGTGCAAATTAATAGCAGTTTCTTTTTGTTTTGTTTGAAAGTTAGTGTTGATCGTTGTTTGTGCAGTTAGTATGCGACTGCTAACATCTTGCCTTATTGTTGGGCGCATTTTTTCTGGTGCGCTTTCTAACAAGCCTTTTAAATATCCTTCTGATGCGCTTTGAAAACCTGAAGGATCATCTCTATATGTTTCTTTAAACTCAGCAATTTTAGCTCGACTATCTTGCTCACGCTGACTTCGTACCGTTGCGTTTAATGCTTGATTGAATTGTGCAGACCCAAACTTAAATGCACTTCTTTTTTCTACCTCACCATAAGTCACTTTGCCAGTTACAGGATCAACTTGACGAGACTCTTCTGCCGCTTGTACTGCTTCACCAACAGCTTCTTGCTCACGCTTAGTTTTAACAACGTCACGAGTGATGTCATAAACCTGCTCACTAAGACCTGCAAGTGCGCGCATACGAATTTCACCTGACCGATCTACATCAGTAGGGGTAAACTTTCCATATCTTGTAATAGGTTTAATAGCCATGTTTTATCCTATGTTGATGCAGAGGCATCTGCGCCAGCTTTTAATAAAGTGCCTACAGCACCAATTCTTCCTGCATATGCCGCGGCTTTACCTTCTCTAATAAGTTGACGTTGTTTTAGTTTTTCACTGAGACTTATAGCCGCTTCGCTAGTGGTTGTTTGTCGAGCAGATTCTAAAGATACACTTTGTGGTGTCGCGCCACTTATACCACTCATAGCCATAGCAACCTGATTAGCGGCAATCGCCTGATTTAACTCCTCACGCCTAGCAAGCTCTTCAGTCTGAGCGCGTAAGCGTTCTTGTTCTGCCTGACGCTTCATTTGTGCTTCTTGCGCCTTACCTGTTTGGTATTGCCCATACGCTTGTGCCGCACCTGCCAATGCAATTAACTGCCACATAATAACCTCTAAGAACTAATCTCGTAATCTATTGCTAATAAATGAAATGGTGTTGGGTCTGGCACTGTTATCTTAGGAACAACCTCTCTACCCCAACCGTTACCACCGTTATTGTCTTCTATAATCCCTGTAGACGGCACTAAAGATGTATTTAGTGGGCTACTACCAGAATCTCCAAACTCTCTTACAGGTACAGCTACACCATCTATATTAACACCTGCTGAGTTAATTACACGCAAATTCATTCTATCTACGCGCTTTAATGCCATCTGTATGTTGTCACCACTAGCCATCATGGTGCTTAATGGCATGGGTTTGACAGTAGGCACAAAGTTACGACCTACCTCTATAGTAGCATTTAGTTTTCTTTCTGCATCTGTAAGTTCAACTACGTTAGCATACTGTGCCGCATATCTTGGTGGTAATACGCTGTTACCCGCTACAACATTAATAAGCTGATTGCCTGATAAATGTTTTGTCCCAGTAAGATACTGCGGATGATAATTGCCATTACCATCTGGCGATGAACTAGGCGCAAACTTAACACTGATATCCATCAAGTGATCTAATGTGAGTCGCGATAATGTAAACTCATAACCACTAGTAGCAACGCCGCCTGTTTGACATAAAACGTGCAAAACATTGTTTACAGAAACAACTTGCTTATACTTATCTACAGAACCTGCAAAGTTAGTATTACTGCCTTGTATCTCACTGCCATCAACAGCTACTCTAATTTGGTCAAACTTAGTAAATCCTGTAATGTCTTGGTCGCGCAATGTGTTCATTACGATAGCAGTACCATCAGCGTTAATAACAAATACATAGTTAGCATCATCTGCTGATACCGCAGTAACCGCATCCATGTCTACAGGAGCGCTAATCAGATGTGATGATAATACAGACATATCTACGCTTCTAAAGCCTTCTTCTCTGTAATCAAAGATGAACTGTCGAAGTGTTCTGCCATTGCGGTCTACGAACAATGTAGTGCCGTCTAGGGCTAGTGTAGGTACATCTTCACTAAAGCTACCATGTTGCGTCTGCTGTTGGGCATCAAGCGTAGCAGGAGTGTTGCCTGTAATACTGTACTCTGCTCCCTCAGTAAATACTGTAACGCCACGACCGCCAGTAACGTCAACGATAGCACTCTTTGACCCATTAATAGTAAACAAAAACCCTTCGGTTGCTTCTCCTCGTTCTACTTTGAAATCAAAGTAAAATCCTGCTTGTGATGCCATTAGAACCTGTGGCTTGTCGCGTGTGCCACCAATCCATAGTCTGCCTTCTGCAAATACACCAAGATTTGGATAGCCTCTTGTAGCACTCCAGATAGGCTCTTTTGTATCTCTTCCTTGCGTATACCCATTAAATGTTATTGGGTGTGCGTTTGTAGTGCCAAAGCCTGTCATTAAAGGGTAGTCGTTAGCAGAATCGCCTGCCATTGTTACGGTGTATTCATCAGTGCCAGTTCTTGCAACTGAAATGCCAGAATCGCCAAAAACAGGCATATCCTGAAGATTTACCTGCATAGACCTTGCTGTAGCAGTTTGCTCGTCAGTGTCAGCATCGCCATGATATACAATCTCTTTACTTAATACTCCATCAACTTCTAGTTGATACTTATCACCTGCAACATAATTAGAGTGAAATGTAACTGTATTAACTGCGGCTACTTCAGTTGGACTATTTCGGTCATCAAAGTCATATCTAGGAATATTTGTAAACGTAGGAGTGTCGTAATAAAACAAGCCATCATTATTAAAGTTATACACTAAGCGTCTAGGTGCAACATTCTTGTTGAACAGTAATAATACATTTTCGTTACTAGCAACACGATTAGGGTAGTTTGTGCCTAATCCATGATTAATGTCTTGTAGATATGTTGTCGCTGTAGCTGTTACTCTAAATATGCGTAAGTTAGATGGTTGGAAAAACAACAAAAAACTGTCATCTTTGCTAACTTCAAACTTATGCAATTTGTAATCTTCAGATATATTAGCCGTATCTAACTCATAGAAGTTTACATCCTTTATAGACATAACAGCCAGACCTAATGGAGTGCTTGCCCTGCGGACTAATCTCCAATAACGTCTAACGTATGTATTTGGACCGCCAGTAGTAGATACAGGAATATCAACTCTAAGCCGCATGTTTTGCTCAAAGTTTGTAATCTTTGGAACAACAATGCTTTGTTCGTTTGTACCGTCTGCTCCCCAAGTGCTACCATCAGTAGAGCTTTCCAAAAGAAACTCTGTGCTAGAAACATCTAAACTAAACTTAATGCCAATAAGGTCAATAAAGCTAACAGTTTTGGTAAAGGTTGGGCTATTAGAAAATGTATTTTGCCATATTACTACATTAGCATTAGAGCCTATACCATCAAACTCTACTACGGTTGATGGGTTATTATCAGCAAGATTATTAACATTACTGCCTGACTTTACATTGCTAGAACTAAAAGTAAAGCTACCAGTTATTCGCACAGTTTTACCCTGTGGAACGTCAATAAACTCAGAACCCATACGTCTTTTAACGCCACCTTGAGGGGTGGTCACTACGTTGGTAGCAATTTCCATGCCCTGATAGTATTGGTCGAGGTCTGTTCTAGCTTTAATGCTTTCAGATAACTCACCACTAACAAACTTGTTTTGGACAAAGTTACTTCTAGCCATTAGTACCTCACATCAAGGAATGGTCTACTCTGTATTGGTGTTATTGGATGTTGCTGACTATCAGTGTATCTAGCCATGCGCGATTGATTTTGATACTCCATAGCCATAATTTCTTTTGTTGTAGCATTGTCGCGTATCGACATAGCAAAGTCTTTAGCTAGTGCATACTCAATCATCTTAGAGAAGTACACAGGAAACTCTGCTTCAGAGACATTAGCAATATAGTCACAGTACAAGTCACCACTGTGATTTATATAAACCTTGTCTTCAATAATTTGGTATGGCTGATTTGGATTCAGCTTAATTAGTGTAAGTAAGTCAG